CGCCAGATGGATTAACACGATCAGATGTCACTCCAATTAACCACTTAGAATTATGGTTAACTTATCAAAGAGAGTGGTGTGAACACAAACCTTCTGTTACAATATCGGTTGAAGAAAAAGATTGGCCGAGCGTAGGTGCATGGACATGGGATCATTTTGATCAGATCAGTGGTGTATCATATTTACCATATGATGGTGGTACATATAGACAAGCACCATATGAAGAGTGCACAGAAGCAGAATATAAAGAACTAAAAGCAAAAATGCCTGTCATTGATTGGACTAAGTTCCAAGAAATAACTGACAATGTAGAAGGCGCACAAATGCTTGCATGCGTGAGCGGTGTTTGTGATATATAGAACTTTCACGTGGTGGTGAAGTAGGAGGGGCTGCTGTACGGGCTCCTCTTTTTTATTTAAGGAAAAATCATGGCAGAACAAAAAGTACACCCAAGTAAAAGACATCGTGATCCGTTTAAAACTAAAACGGGTAAAGATAAACTTAAAGCATTAAGCATGAAAAAACTTTATGAGATGTTAGATAAAGTTAAAGAAGCTGGTAAAAAGCGTGCTAAGATTGCTAAAGAGATTGCAAGGAGAACACCGATTGAGTAACCATTCAGAAGCAGGCAAAGGATCTAATAGACGACCAGCTCAAGTATCACAAGAAGAACTTGATAGGAACTGGGATTTGATATTTAAAAAGAAAAAATCTCGTATAGATATTATTGGACAAAATGGCAATGAGGGTATACACTATGACTCAGATGATAACGTTGATCGATGGTCAGCAGTATTGCGAGATGAATATGATTCTAAATATTGGAAAGATTAATAATGAAAGTAATACAAACTAAATACAAAGGATATCATTTTAGATCTCGTCTTGAGGCTAGATGGGCCGTATTTTTTGATACTATGGGATTAAAATGGGAATATGAACCAGAAGGGTTTGAATTAAAAGATGGTACAAAATACTTACCAGATTTTAAAGTAGATTATGGCAATTATTATGAATGGTTTGAAGTTAAATCTAGTTTAAAAGATATAACTAAAGAAGAACTTTTAAAAATAATAAAATTTCAAGACGAATGTGGTTCTGATCTTATTATATTAGATGGAGTTCCAGAACCTAAAATGTATAATACTTGGAAAGAAGCATTTTATATAGATTATGAAGAAGAAGATTACTATCAAGTACTTTTAGAAAAAATTAAAAATAATGAAAAAATAAAAATAAATGATTCTTTTGATAGAAGTGGATACGCATTAAATTGTTATAAAGACAGACTTTGGTGGGATGAATACGATAATTTTTTTACACATAATTGTGAACAATATGCTCAAATTATTGAACATGCTTGTAATAAAGCTAAATCTGCAAGATTTGAACATGGAATACAAGGATAAATGATCTATAGTATTGACTTTGAAACTAGATCAGCGATTGATCTGAAAGATAGAGGGCTGGATGTATACGCCAACGATCCCTCAACAGAAGTGTTGTGTATTGCGTTCGGCACCGAACCTAACGATGTGTTAGTAACTGACCAAGTTAATAACCCACACTACGGGCATTTCTTATCCAAACTATTAGACCACGTAAACAACGGTGGCAAGATATCAGCATGGAATGCTTTGTTTGAATACGCCATTTGGAATTGTGTCTGCGTTCCAAAATACGGATGGCCTACGCTAAAACTTGAGCAGTGCATCGATACGATGGCTGTCGCCGCCGCAAATAATATTCCCCAAAGTTTGGAAGATGCATCTTTGTTTATGGATTCAGAACATAAGAAAGATACCATTGGCAAGAAACTTATTCAAAAGTTATGTAAACCACACAAAGGCGCGTTTAATAACGACCCAGAACTGCTAAAAATGCTGTTTGATTACTGTAAACAAGACGTTAAAACAGAAATAGCTCTTGGACGCACGCTAAGGGGTCTAGATCCAATTGAACAAAAGATATGGGAGTTGACCCAAAGAATTAATGTTAGGGGCGTTCCCGTCGATCCTATGGAGTTGCAAAATGCAGTTAAGGCTGTAGAAAATGCACAAACCAAGATTGATGAAGAGTGTTTAGAACTAACTGGATGTAAACCATCTGAACGAGCTAAATTACTTAATTGGATTAATTTAAGAATACCACACGCACCATTAAAAGATTTAACTGCGGAGACTGTAGATCAAATGTTGCAGTCTAATGTTTACAGTGGAGTTAAAAGAGTATTAGAGTTAAGACAAGAAGGAAGTCAAACTAGCGTGGCTAAGTACGCTAAAATGTTGGAGATACAGAATAATGGACGTATTAGAAATACTTTGGTATATCACGGTGCGAGTACTGGTCGGTGGGCTTCTCGTGGTGGACTTAATCTTCAGAATATTGCAAGGCCTACTTTGGAGGATCGACAGATTGCATCTGCGATACCTAAAGTTTTTGGGCAAGGTATTGGTACGATGGATGAATTATCCAGCCTGGTACGTTCTGCTATTATCGCGCCAAATGGTCAGACCTTCGTGGACGTCGATTTTTCGTCAATCGAAAATAGAGTGGCCTCTTGGATTGCCAATCAAAAAGACAAAGTTGAACTCTTCCGACAAGGACTTGACGAATACAAAGTCTTTGCGTCGCAGTCGCTCTTCAGAGTCCCGTACGAAGAAGTCACCAAAGATCAAAGACAAGTCTCCAAATCAGCCGTATTAGGTTGCATGTTTGGACAAGGAGCTAAAGGCCTAGTCGCCTATGCTAAAGGCATGGGAGTATTACTTAATCTAGATCAATCTAATATTGCAGTATCTAACTATCGGGCATCATATCCAAAAGTACGAGAGTTATGGTATGCATGCGAAAATGCTGCGATTGAGGCTACTCAAAATCCTGGTAGTCCATTTGCGCCAAATAATAAGATTACAATGAAGTGTGATAAGAATGCTTTATGGATGAAATTACCGAGTGGCAGATTGATTTGTTGGCAGAAGCCGATGGTAGAAGAAGTAATGACGCCGTGGGGTGAGAAGAAGTTAGCTGTGACTGTCCATAGTCAAAATACTTTTACCCGTAATTGGAGTCGTAATACTTTGATCGGGAGTTCGATATTCCAAAGTGCCGTCCAAGGAACCGCAAGGGATTTCCTTGCCATGGCTATGCTCAACCTTGAGAATGCTGGTTACAATGTGTGTAATAGTATCCATGATGAAGTCCTATTATTAGTTGACGAGTTAAACCAAGATACTGCATTAGATGAAGTCATTAAGATTATGACTACACCGCCACAATGGGCGCCCGATTTTCCTCTCGCTGCCGAAGGGTGGGTTGGTAAGCGTTACCGCAAATAAACTAAACCGCCGTGTGCAAATAAATTAGGCAACGGCAAATCATATTCATGAAAATCAACTCGTTCTGGAATTACTCTAGGATTAGATCCTTCGCCAGCATATAAACGTTTAATAAAATCAGTTGAATTATAATCCCAAGGATTTTCTTGATTTTCGTATTTATTAACTAAATTTGATTGGGGTTTTATTTCTACTAATGTACTAGGATCACCACGTTGACCTAATGCTGCAGTTCTATGTCTGCCTTCGTGTCCCATTATTCTTAAATTACCCATTTTATTAAATCCTAATTGTAAATTAGGAACTTCATTAAATCCTTTTTGATTTGCTACATTTATTAAATGTTCTAAATATTGATTTGTTGGTAATACATCATTATTTTCCATTTCACTATAATGATTCCAATATGGTGATTTAAATGGTTCATTGGGTAATGGTCTACTATATTCTAAAAATTCTTTTGGATTAATTACAGTAAATGCATTTTGTTTTCCAAGAACATTAGTTTTATTAAAAGCATCTTGTAATGCTTCATTACTATATTGTTTTTCTAAATTCGGAACTAAATCTGCAGCTTGTTGTACGCGTTTAGCAGCATCTTCTCCCCTACGTTCTAATACAGATTTATATAATTCGGAAAGACTACTACGAATCATTGGAGTTGCATCTGAAATTGATCCAACAAAAGCCATTGGATCTTTACTACTTGCTTGGAGAGCGTTACCTAATGCTTCACCATAGTTAGCTGGTTCACCACGCATCATGCGCGCAGCAGGAATATCACTTTGCATATACTGATCTTTAGCATTCTGCAAATATGCTTGAATTTCAGCTAATGATGGCAATGCCATAAATTAGCACTTCCAGCGTCTTAACGATGCTGCTTTTCTTGTAGGTCTGCCCTGTTCATCTTTCATAGGTCCAGGCATGCCAGACATTCTTGCACAAAATGATCTTTTACGAGAGCCACCTTCTGGTTGTGGTGCTTTTAAATGACTTCCTGTTTCTCTGTTATATTTTGCACGACCTTTGGCAGTAAGTCC